GCACCTTTTCTCAAGTCTCTTAAGATTTCACGGTCAATTTCCGCAGCCACTTGTTCTGATAATAAAGCTGTTAATTCAGCTTCAGCATCAATGTTATGGAATGCAGAAACGTCTTGTGCCAATTCTGGTGACCATTGTGCTCTTAATTTTCTTTCTGTTACTGATACAGTAACTGACTCAAGGTCAAATGATACTTCACCAATTCTGTCTTCAAATTCTAATTCTTCATATCTTCTCCAATGTGCTGTAAATGTTGCACCTGAACCGATAGTTGAACCTGTGTATCCGTCTAATGAAGTTGAACCGATAGCTGCAGGAGTTGAAGTATCTACTGACAAGTAGATGATACCGTCAGCGTCACAAATGTTATCGTAATAACCACCTGGACCCGAACCTGGGAATGGTGCTTGTGTTTCTGAACCATATTGTACAATACCTTTACCGTATTTTTGAGTTACTACGTTAAAGTTCCAATATTGAGCAGGAGTATCTGAATCTACTTCTAATGAAGCTAAGAAATCTTCAGTATCCATTTCTTGTCCTTCAGGTCCGATTAATTTACCAGCACCTGCATTAGAGAAACCTGATAATGCGAAGATCAATTGTTTTACATTTGCACTTGCAACTGAACCAGTACCTCCTGTAGCGATAGATAATGCCTCAGCTAATGTAGTTGCAACTAAATCACTACCTGACCATTTAACTGGTACGATAGTCGCTGTTAATGCTGTGAAAGCACCTTTTGAATAGTCAAATAATCCAGCAGGATCAGAGTTTGGTGCTGAACCTTCGTAGAAACGGTCATACAAGTTTTTACCTGAACCGTATCCTTGTCTTGGATCGTTTTCACCAGCATTTACTGCCTCAGGAGAACCGATTGGAGCGTAGTGCTCACCGTTGTTACGGTTCTGAATTTTAGGTACAAAGTAGAACAATTTACCGATTGGTAAGTTCATCGCCTGTACAGATACGATATCATTAGCTAATAATTTAGAGAAAACTCTTCTAATGATAGGGAAAACAACTGTTTCAAATGAACCTGAGTTATCTGAAGCAGATGCTTCGTTGATTAGGTGAGAAGCTTGGTTTTCATATAATTGTGCCATGTTCTCTTTTACGTGTCCTTTAAGACCTTCTAGGAATCCTAATTTATCCCATTTGTTAATTGTGTCTTCTTTGATAACTTTTAAATGTTTTAATCCAATGTTACCAACAAGACCTGATTCTAATAATGCTCCCATTTTAGTATTATTTATTAAAGTTTAATTTTTATCCGAGTTTGTTCATCAAATCTTTCATTCTCATGAATTGAGGATTCTCGTAAGTTTTGCTCTCAATTAAATTACTCGCAGATCCTCTACTCGGTGATTTAGTTACTTTAGCTTTTACACTTTCAGTAACAACTGAATCATTTTTAGAGTTAAAGTCTTCTTTGAGTGTTTGATAAAGAGCCTTTGATTCTTTAAGAGTTTCAACTGAATCAAAACGTCTTAAAATGTTTATTTTTTCTTGTTTTGTTGTTGTGTTTTCAGTGAAAAGACGTGTAGCATAAGCAAGATTTGAGTTGAAAACTGCAACTTCGTTGAGTTTTTCTTTAAAAATGTTAAGTGCCTTACGGTACTCTTCATTTTTCTCTCTTAATTGTTGAACTTCTTTTTTCAATTCAACATTTTCTCTTACTGCCGGTCTTAATCTGTCTGAAGCGTAGTCTTTAACGTTAGAGTTTGCAGTTTTAGCGTTTGGATATTTTCTTAAAGAAGCGTTGCTTCTTGCAGTTTCTTCCATTTCGCCTTCTTCCATTTCATAGTCTTTGTAGTGACCATCTACATCACCAGTCTTATGACCATCTCTACGTTTGTACTCGCCTTCTTTAGATCCCCAACCTTCTTTTGGTTCTTCCATTTCTTCAGACATTTCTTCTTCGTCTTCAAGTTCAATTTCATAAACCATTTCATCTTCTTCTTCCATTTCATAACCTTCTTTGTATTCGCCCTCCATTTCTTCGTCAGCGATTACTTCTTCGTCTTCTTCAGCTTCAGTTTGGATGATGTATTCAGCATCTTGATTTTCATCTTTTAAATGAATCTCATCGTCATCTTGTTTGATGATGATACCGTCTTCTTCACCCATTGCTTTGAAAACTTTTAAAAGTTCTTCGTCAGAAATACTTGTAAGATCCAAAGGTTCAACGAATTCTTCGTCTTCCACTTCATCTTCATCAGATAAATCCAACATAGACATCATTTCCATGTCTTCATCACCTTCTTCATCAGATAAATCCAAGTCCATTTCGTCCTCGTCTTCATCTTCAACATCAAGATCAGGAAGTTCTAACTCTTCCTCATCTTCAACTTCAATTTCAGCCTCTTCTTGTTCTTTCATTTCGTGACCTTTACCTTCTTCCATATCTTCTTCAGACATTTCAGAATAATCACCTTCTTCCATATCAACTGAAACCATTTTTTCCTCAACCTCATCCTCTTCGGATAAAGATTCTTTTACCAGTTCACTGATTTCTTCCTTCATTGTAGAAGCAAGTATTCCTTTTGCATTTTCATTTACGGCTTCCTCCAAATTCTTCATTTGTAGTAATGCCTCTTCAACTAAGTTTCTTTTTTCTGCCATTAGTATATTTTTGCAAAAAAGTTTATTATTCCTTTATAAATATAGTAGGAATAAAAAAAAATTCATTTTTATACCCAAATAGCAATATTTTTTTTTAATTTTGTGTTTTTTTTGTTAATTTATTGCAAAAAAAAATCGGGTATAAACCCGATTTTCTTAATTTTTGTTGATAATTAATCTTATGAAATTACCTCATCTATCTTACTTTCTGATACCGAAGTAATTCTCCATTCGTAAGAAAAACCTTCAAAATTCTTCGTTACTTTTGCCTCACAATCTGTTACTGATATTGCTGAAACCAACTTTTCTTCACGAATTCGTTTAACCTTTCCTGATTGATCATCCAATAAATCATATTGAATCTTTACTATAAAATACTTTTCTTCCATAATGTGTTTTTTTTAATACCCTAAATAATCGGAAAGTTTTTTCATTAAATCAATAGATTGATCCAAAGAATTTTGACTTTTGTTCTCAGATCTCGCTTTTGTCTCCTCTTCAATATTTTCATCATACTTCATTCGGTCATCTTGATTTAAAAATAGATATGCTCCAGGTGTAGATGGTGAAGATACTAAATCAAAACATATTAGTTCAAAATCATCTTGTACTTCGTTTTGTTCTCCTTTTTTTGTTAATGTTCCTATTCCACGAGAAGAAACCCCCATAGTTACACCTTGTCTCATCAAGTTTGCTGCTTGATCACCAGGACAAGAAACTACTCCACGTTCGTGAAAACCAGGTGAGGTTAATAATTTTAATTTACCCATTAATACATTACCTTCCCACCACATATCAGTAATAAGGTGTGATACACGGTCTAAGTCAATTAATGATGACTCAGGGTGATTAAGTTCTGAAATAGACAATCCTTTTTTGATTGCTTGTTGGTATTTTTCAGCTTCTCGTCTTAATATTTTTTCGGGATAAATTCTACCGTTTCTATTTGGTGTATCGTACTTTTGAAGTACCGCATAGAATTCAAAAGGTTTAGAATGGTCAAGTTGTCCGTAAGATTCTTTTATGATCTCAGCATTTCTGGTATCATTTGGATTAATGAAACCGGCATCCCATTCAATTAATATACCGTTACCCGTATCGTTTGGTCCTAATATTTTCATTTATTTTATTTTAAATATTTTTATAACTTTATCCATATAATTCAAGTATCACATCAAATTCACTTATACTACGATTAATAAGACTGAGTACTTTTGAATTCATTTGTTTAGCGATAAAAGTTTTATAATCAAAAGCTAATGCGGTGTCTTGATCAAAGTCACTTGAGTACAACGCATAATTTTTAGCGAATTCAGTTACATCATTTCCTTCATATATTATTTCACCTACTTGAACAAGAACTTCTATGTCATTATTTTTTAGATCCCCTTGAATTACGATATTACTTGGAATTATTTTGGAACCTCTAAATCCATATTCATACACAAAATCATTAAGATTAATTAGATTATTAATTCTTTGTGTGACATTTTCTTGTTCACTGATCATATCTTGTAATCTTAGATATTGAGATTCATTTATTAAGAATTTCATAGTTCAAGTTTAATTAATAAATATATTAAACTTTTTCTTTTTTTGTTTTATGTAGGGTAAAGTATTTATTTTTCATAAGAGTATATTGATAGATAGACTTTACAATGTCCTTTATTTTATCCCTGAGTGTGACTGATTTAAACTCCATATTTTTCTTGAAAAATAATGTCACCTCCAAGTTCATAAAACTTCTTTTTCCTGGTTGAATGCCGCTGGTTCGTAAATCCAAATCAACAATCATATTGTCTTCAAAAATTTCTTTATCAAGAACTTCAGATAACATTAACCTTACATTTCTTTCTAAATTCCTTGTAATTCTGTTCCAATTATCATATTCTTCTTTTGGTTCCATCCACGTTTGAATTACAATATATATGGATTTCATTTCTATGGAATCTACTGTTCCATAAGACGATTTAATATTTTTAAACCCCTTTAGTGTTGAAGTTTTTCCTTTTTTCATTTATTATTTTCATAATTATATAGTTTATTTTGATTAAATTATATTAAAAAAAATAGGTTAAATCAAACAAATAATAAAATCTTTATATTTATCATCATATAAAAACTTTATGCTAATTATAAAAGTAAAAAATAAAGGAGGGATAGAAAGAGCCCTCAAGGAATACAAAAACAAGGTTTACAAAACCAAAATGCTTGAACAAATCAGAAACAGGCAAGAACACACCAAAAAATCAATTAAAAGAAGAGAAGAAAGACTTAACGCCATTTATATTCAAAAGAAAAAAGGGTCAGAAGACTGACCCTTTCATTTAAATCTTTTTGGAAAAGTGTTCAACTGCGGTTGCTCCTAGTCCAACCATTACTATTCCAACCATACCTTCCCAAACATATTCTTTTAAAGGTATCTCTTTAAAAACATTCACTCCGAATGCAAGTGCTACCAATATAAATGCGATAAATGTAATTATCCTTTTGGAAGATCTGTTACCGTCAACATCATTTAAAAAATTACTCATTTTTTAAAAATTTGTCCGATATATATTTTTTTATAATATCCATATTTTTGCTTGCGAAAATACCCAAAGCAAAACCTGCATAAATTTTGTATCCTAAAATCCATAATACGATACCTAAGATACCACCACCCAAACCATCAACACCCATGGTTTGTGCCCAAGCCTTAACTAAGCCAATAACTTTTTTTACATATTCAATAACATTTTTCATAATCCTGATTTTAAATTTTTGAGTTTATATAGGCTTATACCTGAAACTTCAGATTCATTAATTCTTTGAATTGATAATTCAATTTTCTCTTTTAATTCAGAATCATCAGATTCATTAAGCTTGGTGCTTAATTTTTCAATAACCTCTTCTTTTAATGATTCAATTTCTTTTTTGAGTTCAGATCTTGAAAGAGATAAAATTTCTTTCAATTCCTTTTTTTCACTTTCTGAAATATTTGAATATTCTTTGTTGAAAGTATTGGTTACGATCTTCAACATTGAGGAAATTGGAATTTGAGAATAACTAACATTCTCTACTAACTTTTCGGAAGATGTTAAAATGTTTTTTATATTTTTCTTGGACTCCAAAACTTTTTCAATATCTTTGATGCCCTTTTTATATACGATATTATCAATGTCTTGGTAGTGATTTTCTGATGTGTCAGATAAATTTTCATTTAACCACATTTTAATTTCTTTAAGTTCTTCAGAAGATTTTTCAATCGTTTCTTTTAAAGAAATAACCATTTCATTAAGATACTCATCTACAATATCTTTAGATATATTTGATTTTTTACTTAATTTATCATAACCGTGATAAATTTCAGCTATATTTTTATTCTTAATTACATTCTCATTAAAAACCTTCATTGTATTTTTAAATGATGGTTTTCCATATGAATTCACCAAAAGGTATTCAATATTACTTTTTATTTGTCCGAAAGTTCTCATAAGTTTTTATTAATAAATATTACTTTTTTAAGATTCGTTCCAATTCTTTTTCTATATCACCCAAAGATTGTCTTCCTTTTGATAAATCTATCGTTTGTGATCCACTAATAATATTGTCTTCTAAAATCAAATTTAAATCGTTTTTATTTACAGATTCAGGAGTAATTTCCTCACCACCACCTAATCCTCCGGCTTCACCGCCAGTCTCTCCACCAACTTCTCCGCCTAAGTCACCACCGAGGTCTTCACCACCTAAATCACCTCCAATACTACCACCGAATCCTCCACCAATATCACTTGATGGTTCAGTAACTTCACCCGCAGGTTCACCTTCTGTTCCAGCAGGCGCTTTGGTTCCATATAACTTATCAATATTTGAGAATATACCTGTTTTCTGAATAACCTCAGCTGTTTTTTCCAACTCAGATCCAACAGCCTTTTCAATTCGTTGTTGTTGTAAATCCAATTTAATTTCTTCATCAGAGAAACCAAGAATATGTTTCTTAGCCCACGATGATGATACAGGTTGTATTCCATTACCAGGATCACTAACCGCATCTCTATATAATTGAATTTTTTGTTGCCAATTTTCAACCTTAAGAAGATCCGCTTGAGTTGAAGGATTTGTGAGACCTAATGTAAAATTATTAAGTTCATCTTCAAACCCCAATAAAAACAAATGAATAATTGCAATCTTATTCATTTCTTGAAGCATAGATTTTTGAATTCTATTTATAGTTCTTGCGAAACGAATATCTTGTAACGCCAAGTTTTTACCATCACCGACAACATCTTCAAAACCCAAAAATGCTTTTGGTACACGAAGAGCGGTGAGTAATTTTTTCTGTATGTATTCAATATCTGCGATCTCAGACAAGTTCTGAGCACCAGGTAGGGTATCAATAGGGTTTGGTGCGTTAGGGTCTCTAACGGGGATAAAAAAGTCCTGATCAACCGCCATTTGATTATACCTTAAGTCCACATTACCATTTGAAGGATCAACGATCTGATCTCTTTTAAATTTATTTGCAACTCTTTGTACATACGGCTCCACATCTTTGTCGTCCATATTACCAACAAAGATTTTAAAAACACGTCTTTCTGGTGCTCTTGATGTTCTATAAATTAACATCGCATCTTCAGATAAAATAAGTTGTTTCCAAATTCTTCTAGCTTTTTCCAACATAGACGTACCATAGGGTAATTTTCGGTCATCACCCAATAATCTAAAATGGGCGATTTCCCAAGTATTAAAGGTCATATCCTTATTCTGCCATAAGAATTTTAACGCATCGTTTTCAGTTTCGGTGGTATTCCTTTCAGGTTTGATTTTCATACCACGTTCTTGGCGAGTTATTTCAATATTCGGCAATTGTTGAGCACCCATAACTCCTTTAACAGGATCCAACTTCAAATAAACAAAGTTATCACCATATTTGCAAGTGTTTCGGGTCCACATCGGAAGATTGGTACTGATGTCCAATCTGTTATTAAACAGATCGGCAAGAATAGATTTTATTCTTTTACTTTCAGAATATATTTGCAAAGTAAAACCATCTTCATCTGTTGTTGTAGATTCTTCAGCATAGATATCCAAAGCCGCAGAAATTTCAGGAGTATACTCCATAGATTCATAATCATAAAAAGATGCCAAACGTGTGGGTTCATAATAAACCGCTTGAGAATATAAATTATTTTCAATCTTTTGCCATTGCTGACCCAAATATAATGTTTGTTGGCTTTGAAGTTTTTCTCTTTCAAATTCTTTTTTGTCTGGTGTTTTTAAGATTTCTTTTTTATCAAACTTAAACACCGGTGCTTGCTGATCAATTGTTGAATCAGGACCAAATACTTTGGTAAGACGTTGCCATATTGTGAAATTATTTTCAGCCATTTAAAATTCTTTTTATATAAATACTAATAAAGAGTTATTTTTATTCAACCTTTATATCCAAACAACCAACCATATTTTTCATAATTCTCTTTGGTATGGTTATTTGCATATGGATTATGTGTTTGTTGGTTACCCATAACAGGTACACCAGGATTAAAATCTCTAGCAGTATGTTTTGGCTCACTTTCCTGTACCATCCAACTATCCATCATCGCTTTGGTTTGATTATCCACTTTTTCCAATTTAGAAAAAGATGTTTCACCCACATAAATCGCCATTGCAATTGCCATAATCAAATCATCATGCTGACCCTTTTGGTGATCAGGTCTTCCGTTTATATATACAAAGGTACCGATCTCATTTAATAACCTTTGAGACCGAATAACAAAATTGTGTCTTAATGCTTCCTCAAACGAGGCAACAATCTGAACCCTTTTTGTGTTAAAATTTATGCCAGGTATTTTTTCCATTGCCTTTGGATTATACTTCCACTTATCAGCAACATTTGTACCATCAACATATAGATTTTTATAACCCAACTCTTGCATCTTACGAGCGGTAGATACCCCCATACCTCCCGTGATATCAATTACCACAAAACAATTATACATTGTTGCCCATTTATATGCAACCTCAGCAGCAACATCAGGTGGTATCTTACCCACATATTCTAATACCTGTTCCCTATCATCAAAATCAATAATAGAAAAAGTCGTAAAGTCTTCGCTATCACCACGTGAAACATCCAACCCCATAATATATTTT